GTGCAGCAGATCCATCACAGTTCATCACCAGAGAAACCTTTATGCGTGGAAGAACGCTAAAGGGTACAGTAGATGAGAAGAACGCAGAGCTTATGGGAAGACTTGAGGGGCTGGGTGGTGGACCCGAACCAAAGTTCTTTCACACTGATCCTGGTATAGCTATCCCATTGCGTGGACTGGAGAGTGCAGTAGCGCAGCAAAGGCACAACTTCATCAACCGAGTCACAGACTTCGGTGATAATATAGGTGTAGGGGCAGGTGGTAACATCAAGCCAATGGTGAATGTGGGCAATTGGGTCCGAAGAAACAAAGAAGACCCTAAAAACATCTTCCTTGAATACCGCACTATTGATGATGCTGGTACTCCCGTATGGAAAGAAGTCACAGAGGATATGCGGGGATGGGTAACACCCAGAGGAATCAAAGACAGATACGTTAATGAGGCAGATGCTCTAGCGAGTGGTAATGCTGCGTATGATGATGCTATAGCTGCAGGATTAAATCCCAGAGAGGCTGCAAGATTAAGGGAAGAGGCTTGGAAGACTTTGGGTGGAGATGAGATGTCTTTCAAAGCTCCCAGACATGTAGCCAAGCAGATCAGTGACCAACTTGAACTTGTCTCTGGTCAGACCATAGACTCAGAGGCACTGAGAAAGTTCCTATCCTTTTACGATGGGATACAGGAACCGTGGAAGTCTTGGACCCTGGCAGTCAGACCAGGATTCCACAGCAGAAATGCAATAGGGAATGTAATGAACGCTTATACTGTAACAGGGTTAGGTGCGAACATTCCTAAAGCTATCGAGATGTTCACCAACTCTGCCAAACTCCAATACTACTCTAGGTTTGGTGGCAGTGACATGATGCGTCAGAGGAACGTAGACAGATTGCTGGCACAGAACAAGAACCTGAGAGCGGGTGTTGAGGGTATGCCAAAGATCAAGGATGCAGAATGGATTGCACCTAACTATTCAGACACTGGATTCTCGATGGAGAAGATCTCTGATGAAGCGTTGAACAGAGGAATCAACGCTGGTCATTACCGCGCAGATGTATTGGCTAACCAAGAGAAGGTAGTTGAAGTAGCCAAGGGTGCGCGGGGTAAGTGGCAGTCATTACAGAAAGCATTAGGTACCGAGAACCCCCTTATTAAAGGTGGGTTTTTTGTTGGGGGCACCATTGAGGGGAACGCTCGGATGGCAGTCTTCCTTGATACACTACGGAAGATGAAGCTGGGTGATGACATGGAGTGGATTGCTCCTGATGGCAGGAAGATAAAGCTCTCAGAGTTTGGTGATGGTGACAATGTGTTCTGGACTTCAGACATGCAGGAACTTCCAGGTGGAAGGTTCGAGCAAGTCAGGAGATTGATGACTAAAGAGGATGCGAAGTTTGACATCGCTTCCAACACGGTGAAGGAAGCTCTGTTTGATTACAAGGATCTCTCTAAGGCTGAGAGGTTCTGGTTTAAGAGGGCAGTTCCGTTCTATACGTGGACTAGAAAAAACACACCACTCCAACTCAAGCATCTGGTTCTCAATCCACAGAGAGCACAGAAACTAAACCTAGCCAAAGAACAGTTCCAGTACGAGACAGGTGATCTGGATGAGTCAGACTATGGTGCGTTCTGGGGAGACAGGGTTCCGGTCTTTGTAGGCAAGGAAAACCAAGGAGTCGTGAGAGCCTTTACGCTCCTGAATAACGTACCCATATCAGAACTTGTGAGGTACATGAAGCCACAGCATCTGATCACTGAGATGGTTTCACCCATACCCAAAGAGATCTTTGAACAGTTCTCTGGTTATGACACCTTCAGAAGAAAGCCCATCACAGAGTTTGAGGGTCAGGCTAAAGACCTACTTGGGGTTGCATTGCCAGCAAGATTATGGAAACTGGCACAACTCATGGTTCCCCTTACAGAGATCAACAGACTCAATCCAGGTGGTGTATTCGGGGAGCAGATTATTGATCCAGCAACTGGTCAGCAGACAGTCACACCAGCATGGGGTGGCTGGGGTGCCTATAGAGAGAGCAACCCAGAAGACATCGCAGAGGCAGCGCGATGGATAAGATTCTTCAGTGGTCAGAGAATCTACGACATCAACCTGAACAAGCAGCGTTACTTTTTGAATAAGAATGTGGAGACTGATCTCAGATCTCTTCAGACAAAACTTAAACGCGCATTACAAAACCAGGAAAACAGGAGAGCAAGACAACTGATGAAACTGATAGATGAGGTACAACGGCAGGAAGTTACTGATCCGTTTATGATTCGAAGATGAAGAAACTATTAGTGTTGTTGTTACTGATTCCTTTAACGGGGTCAGCAAGGATGTTTCCAACCGAATTCCCCGTCAAAGCTGTGTGCTGGGGTGGAGAGAACAGTGTCGAAGAAGCAATTACATACCATCAGGATGTGCTGGGTGAGTACCCTATTGGTAAGGGGTGGGTCAGTGAGACTTCATTCGGAGCAATTATGTATAACCCCACCAAACCCTCTTGGACATTTCTAAGCTTCCACCAGCATGAAGAGGGGGTGATAGTCTGCGCTATTACAGGTGGAACTCAGTGGGAGACAATACACCCAGGAGATGAGTCAGAGAAACTAGAAATATGAGCAATGGAACCCAACTAAACAGAAGCATATCCGTAGGACACATCGTGGCTACGGTGGGTTTGATAATTGGTGGGTTCACATTCATCTATGATTTAAGGGAGAGTGTAGCGATACAGGCTTTCCAATTGGAGAATGTTGAGAATAGATTGGAGCGCGTGGTTGCCAGAACAGATGATCAGTTCGGTGAGATAATGGATCACTTAATCAGATTAGAGGAAAAGTTAGATGCAATGGTTTTACCCAACCCAGTATATCAGAAGGCACAATGAGTGGAAAAGGTACGCTCTTAAAGCATACCTGTGCTGGTCTATCTGTGTAGATACTGCTGCGCTAACTGGTCTGCTCTGGTACATCTTCAGATGAAATGTCACCACTTAAACTTTGTTGGGGAATCTTATGTTCAGCATCTACGCTTTACTGTCTATCTTTGCGCTATACTTTTCTTACTATCTGTTGTTGCCTTAGTACATGGGCTGTGCCCCTGGATACTAACAGGCACAGTCTCCGATAAAATTAAACATCTCAACGAGGTTCTCTCTAAGCGATGAATATAGATGCTAAATTCTTTGGTGCAATCATCTTTCTCTTGGCACAGGCTGTTGCTGCTGTGATTTGGGGTGCCTCTTTAAGTGCAGAGGTTTCCAGGTTAGCTGTTCTTCAGGACAAGGCAAATGAAACCGCTTCTATAGATTTGATAGCCTTTAGACTTGATGATCTCACTAAAGAGATAGAGGCTATGCAAGAGATGGACAGGGAAATCATCTTGCAACATGAAAAGTTATTTGGAATTTTAGGTGGTCAAGCCAGATCCGGTAATGCCTCTAGGGCTTATGGTGATTACTAATGACTATAACGGTAACAGACTCAGCAAGAAATAAGATTGAATCAATGTGTGAGGAAAATGGCATGATGGCTATCAGACCGTTTGTGCATGGTACTGGCTGTTCTGGTATGTCGCATAGTCTTACCTTTGCAGATGAAAAACTAGATAGAGATACAGAGATAGCACCATATCTTATTATAGATCCAGTGGCTTACCAGTTTATGGGTGACGCCACAATAGATTACGACACCTCCGGTATCAATCCCTCCTTTGTGTTCATTGATGTTTTCAAGGACCAGGGTGGTAGTGGTATGTGCGGAGGTTGCGGTGGCGCAGGATACTAATGACAATAACAGAAGCAGCAAAAACCAAGGTGAACCAAGTCCTGAATGGAGAAGGGTTCTTGGAGGTCTGTTTGGAAGGGGGAGGGTGTTCAGGTTACCAGATAAAACTGAAAGGCACCCAATCTATTCCACCGGATGCAGAGATGTTGACAGATACGATCTTCTCAGACTCTACCTCTTTGACACTCTTGGGGGATGCTGAGATGGATTGGGATTCCGATCCCTTCAAACCCTCATTCAAATTCACCCCACCTTCGGGATCACATTCCTGTGGGTGCGGATCAAGCTTTCAATTAGACTAACGGAGACAATATGGAAATAATCAAGAAACTATGGGCAGAAATCAGGGAGAAGCCATTATGGGCAGTAGTCATACTTATCGTAGTTATGTACGTTTTTGCATAGCACTGGCTTGTATACTGAGTATCGCAGGATGCAGCAGTCTAAAGAGCAGCCTGATAACGGGGGTAGCGACTACCGCAGTTGTTGGTGCAACGAGTGTCTTGCCGGGGGGTGTGATTGTACCAGCACTCGCAGGGGGAGCAGTGGCTGCGACTGCCTCTGCCCTGAGTGCCACGGGCCAGACTAAGGGAGAACCCATTGCAGTTACAGCAGACACCGTTGTCAATAAAGCACCGGATAACTTCTTCACCCTGTTGGGTAAGCTCGTTGGAATGGGTGGATGGCTATTAGGCTTAGTTCTGTTACTTCCAATGGTGATCGGATGGATCATACCGGGACCACTGACAACGAACAGGAGAAAGAAAAAGAGCTAGTTATTGTAACCTGGGTAGACATCCTGCAAACTGCTGACTGGACACCAGCGGGGGATGTAACCATCCCCACCATGCAGAGTGTGGGGTGGTTCATATCCAGAGATGAGAGGGAAATAAAAATAGGGAGTACCCGAGTGGTTCAGTCTGCTGACGACCCACGGGGTACTCCCTTTTCTATTACAGCCTTTCCCATTGGCTGTGTTGAGGAAATTAAATCAGTCTAAGTATCTGGACCCCTTGTTTCCTGCCTGAACTTAATAACATTTCCAGTGTTCTCTTCGTTGTAGTAGAGGGCTTCTGAGTATTTTCTCCACACCTGTTCCTCCCATACGGTGTCGGTTCCTTTGGCTATCTCATCTATGTAGGATTCCACAATATCCAAATCCAGAAGCTCCTGTTGTATGATCATGTTCATCAGTGTTATCGCAGAGTCTAAGTGGTGGTGCATCATCCACAGTAAACTCTCTTCCTTCATAGCTTCTCCTTTTTTATTCTTGTTGATTGGAACTTCTTCATTTGCATAGCCATAAGGAAGACATGGAAGTAATCAGAGGGAATGAACGCAGCCTCTTGATACTTGTCTTCTTCCTTGTCCAACCTCAACACAACTGCAAGATCTACTGATCTGCCATGTATCTCTTCGACAGCTTGAGCATAGGCTGACAACTGAACATAAGCTTCCTTATAGATCTTTGCACTTGTCTTGAAATCCACAATGCAATACTTATCATTGATCATGGCTATCGCATCAATGGTTCCAGCGTAACCGTAATCCTTCGAGTAGACTTTCTTCTCACTACCAATCCACACAATATCATGGGAAGCTTCCCACTTTAAGAAAGCCTGGACTGCGTTCTTTGCTTTGTCACTGAGCGCACCTAGCTTCCAGTCAACCTCGTTGGGGTTCTTGATTGCACTGTTGATGTATTCTTCTAACCAGTAGTGAGTCTCATGCCCTATATCCCTAGCAGCACCGCTAACATCCTTGTGAGCGTTGATGATACCGTGGTACATATCACTTGTGTTTATGACAAGTGCTTCATGCTCTGCGTAACGCTCCTTCCAGTAATCAGCACCACACCTGGCAGCCCACTCTGTGAGGTACTTGGGAAACACCCCATCTATGAGGGTGGTGACATTGGGGATCTTCAGCTCATCCACCACATAGCTGTGGGCAGCGTGATCGTACTCCAAGAGTACCTTATCACCAGTGTGATAGCGTATGGTGTATTCAGTCATCAGACCTCCTGTATTGACCGCCACGGGGTTTTATTAGAATGGTAGGTCGCCCCCTTGGGACTGACCAGAACCGTTGTTCACGGGTCTTACCTTCAGCTTGAGGTAGGGTTTCCCAGCCTTGGACTTCATATCCCTCACACCAAGCCAGTACATGCTTCCATCTACCATGATCTTACCTGAGTAATCGTCATGCCAGTCTTCCGTTTTTGATTCAACCGGGAAGGCTGCTCCATCATTATCCTTCTGCTCATATTGTGCCATTGTATCTCCTATCCGTTTCTACGGTTTGCACTAAGTGTTCGCCAAATATCTACTTCCCGCTTGGCTGACTCTCTCTTTGCTTCGAGCACATCTGCCTCTACGGTTGCTTCATCCAGCTTTCGTATGTACTCACGGAACTCCTTTGAGTCATACGCTTTGGATTCTCTTTCTGCCACTGTTCCATATGCTTCCAGAAAGTATTTAGCCTTGATGATCTTCGTATAGAACGGAGCCATCTTAACATAGGCTGACTTCCTGGCAAACTCTTCATCAGTTTCCGCAAGGAACAACTTTGATTCTTCCATCTTGTCTTCATCCATGTATTATACCATCCCTGAACGCCTTGTCCAAAGTCTTAAAAATTAGTTGGGCTTGCCAGTCTACGACTGACTTCTCCCCAGTGTGTGCCTTATCATGGCACGAGTAACACAATGGCATCGTCAACCAGTCTGATGCCTTGTACGATATGCCACCAGACCACGGTGCATAGCGGTGTTTAAGATGGTGAGCAATAATAGTCTCATCCTCTGATTGACAGTGGGCACAAGGGAGTGTTGCAACCCAGTCAAGGTACTTCCGGTTCTCCCATCTCGGAGTCTTTTCTAGCATGTAAATGTTCCTCTAATGTTTCCATTGGGTTTAAGTCTTCAGGGTTCATCACATCTCTGGTGGTAGAGCCATTGGCATCCTTGTACTTTAAGTCTGCCTGGTGACATCTGTCATAGAACTCATCCTTAGTAGCCCAACCCCTGAAGCGGATGGTGTCGGGTGCGATGTCTTGAGCATCGACAATCACATCACCCTTCAGTCTCCTGTAATCTTTCTGGACAATCAGGTTCCACCCTTTAGTTGTCTTCAGCTCTATGGTGGTTCCGTTTACAGCGAAGTCAAATCCACGGTCACCACCCTTTGAGTGTCGAAGAGATCCCTTGTTGGAGATCCCCAGCAGTTTAGACAGTGCGTACTCACCACGCAACCCTCTAAGCCACACCTGCTTGTCAGTCTCCTTCTTAGAGATCCGCATACTCTTGATGTTGTGCTTGTTCTTGTACTCCATTCGATCATCTATGGTCTGCTTCAGCATAGACAGCGCATCATCATCTATCGTAACATCAATCATAGGGAACAAACTCCTGATAGGCATTGCTCCTCACTGTTGTCTTCAAAGATCACCCCCTTCTTGGAGTGAGCTTCTTCGTAAGGAACAGGTGTTATTGGTTGTCCACCCCTGGCACCATCCGGGTAACAGGTCAGACCCCTTAATCCATTGGCATACTTCCTTACAATCTTAGCGAAGTCTGCCACTCTGTCTTCGCTGACAGCACCCTCCCATGCGGGAAGGTTTAACGTGGAACTTATTGCTTGGTCTACGTGCTTTTGTAGATCATACTGAAACTTAATCCTTCTCTCCGGGTCAGCAGCCAGATCCACAGCAGACTCTATGGAGTCAGGTTTCACACCTTCCTCTATGAGCTGCTCGGCAGTGCCGTCAACCACAAACTGGTGCTTCCATCTTGTTCCATCCGTAAGATACCTTCTACGGTATGCAACGGAGTGCACAGGCTCCACTCCAGAGGTTGTACCTGCGAGAATGGAGATGGTTCCTGTCGGAGCAACTGCTCTATATCCTCTAGGGCGGTTGAGAAACAATCTATCACAGTGTTCGTTTGCGCTACGCTCAGATTCTTTTTCATAGACTGATAACCATTTCTTGAGTTCATCGTTTATCTCGTACCGATAGTCCCGCTTGAGTAACCACTCATGCAAACCCATCAGCCCCAAACCAATCCTTGAGTTCTGCTGCCTTACCTTCTCCACCTTCTTGTAGGGTAGGTGAGCGCGGATCAGACCGCAGACCAGGAACTTAGATGCTAAGTTTACCACATCTTTCATCTCTTCTATTGATTCTATTCTGGCTAGGTTCACGCTCCCTAAATTGCAACTGTCTGAATCCGAAAATGAAACGACCTCACAGCACGCATTTCGAAGCGTTTCCTCACTTTTCTCCCCGAAATTGAAGGAGAATCCAGGCTCACCAGTCATCAGTGCTTGCCGACAGTTCTCAGTGAAAACCCCATTATCACCACCATTTAGCCATGTGTCATCGTAGTTCAAAGAGATGTTCATCATGTCAAGTGGAGCAGGGTAGTTGAAGTCCAGCTTCTTCATGTCAGCTACGGTGTACTCTTTCTGAGTTCCGAGATACATGTCATGCCAATTTTTTATGTGGAGAAAATTCTTGGCATCCTCATGTTGCCAGTTAAGGGAACCGTACAGTGCGGAACGCCTTGAACCACCCTGCATCACGTTCCTTCCCACCTCATTCAAGGTGTACAGGAGAGGGATGGGTCCACTGGCTACACCACCAGTTGAGCGGAGCTGTCTGCCAGAGGGTCTGCACACGGAAACGTCAACCCCGATACCACCACCGGTCATCAGGCAAGACATGGATCTGCGCGTAAGCCCAGCCCACTCCTCTCTGGTATCCTCCTCAAGCTTGAGAAGGTAGCAGTTATTAAAGAACCGCGCATCTCTCCCTGCGTACCAGAGATACCTTCCACCGGGCATGAACTTAAACTCTGAAATAAATTGGGCAAGCTGATCCCGGTCACTCTTTGCCATGAGGTTGTTCTTCTCACCATCCATGTCACCGCAGACATAATTGACTACGGTATGAGCGCGGTCATTCCAAGTCTCATAGGGGTTGGAAGCATACTTCTGCTTGAAAATGTTCTCACCTAGATTTGTTCTGAATTCCATATTTCTCCCCCAATTTATTTTTCTTTGAAAATTGCATGTAATCCCTGAGAGAAAAGCCTTCCAATTTAAGGAAGGCTTCTTCCCAGGTTCTCCCAGATGGAGCTATCTCTCGCCTGTGTTTATAGCAGTGACGTGCAAACCAGTACCTCCTGTTCTCTTGCTCATCATCACGTACTGTCAGTGTAGATGTGGGAGTGGGTGGTTGTTTCCCAGCACCCCTGTAGGTTATCTGCGACAT